GCACCGTGACCGTCATCCGCACCGACGATCTGGCCGACCGGCTCCTCGACCGGCAGAAGCACCCGTCCTGGCAGGGCGAACGCACGAAACTCGTCTACGAGTGGCCGGACGCCGAAGACGACTGGAGCCAGTACGCCGAGCTGCGGCGTGAAGGCCAGCGGGACGGCACCGGCACCGGCGCGGCCGACGACTACTACCGGCAGCGGCAGGCGATCATGGACGCCGGCAGCCGCGTGGCGTGGGCCGAGCGGAAAGCCTCCGACGAACTGTCGGCGATCCAGCACGCCTGGAATCTGCGGATCGATCGCGGGGAAGCGGCGTTCAACGCCGAGTTCCAAAACTCGCCATTGGCCGACGACATCACGACGGACAAGCTCGACAAGCGGCAGCTCGTGCTGAGAGCGACAAACATTGCCCGCGGGATCGTGCCGGCGGGCCACACGAAGCTGACCGCGTTCGTGGACGTTCAGGACCGGCTCTTGTACTGGCTCGTGGCGTCGTGGTCGGAGTCCTTTGGCGGGCACGTCGTCGCCTACGGCAGTTACCCCGACCAGGGCTCGTCGTTTTTCGAGGCCGGATCGGCTCGGAAGACGCTGGCTCTCGCCTCGCCAGGGGCAGGCTTTGAGGCGGCTCTACGTGCCGGCCTCGACGAGACGGCCCGTCTGCTCCTGGCCCGCGACTGGCCGCGAGAGGACGGCGTCCCGATGCGGATCTCTCAGCTCATGGTCGATGCCAACTGGGGGCAATCGACGGCAGTCGTGAGGAACTTCGCCCGATCGTCACCGTTCGCGGCACAGATCCTGCCGAGCCGCGGCAAAGGCGTCGGGGCATCGGGGACGCCGATGGGGCCGCGGAAAAACCGCGGCGATCGGGCGGGGCTGAACTGGCTTGTCGGCAAGACGGCCGAGGGTACGCAGATCGAAGCGACCTACGACACCAACTTCTGGAAGACGTTCGTCTCCGGCCGTCTGCGGCTGGGGCTTGGCGATCCGGAGGCCATCATGCTGCACGCCGGCAATCACGAGATGCTGATCGAGCACCTTGTCGCCGAGTTCCCGGTTCGCGTCGAGGCCCGCGGCCGGAGCGTGGACGAGTGGAAGTCGGTCGCCCGCGAAAACCACTGGTGGGACTGTCTCGTCGGGTGCGCCGTCGCGGCGTCGATTACCGGCCTTGAGCCGGCCGCCAGCGAGGGCGGATTCCGGAAGCGGAAGAAGGTCAGCATTCCCGCCGGCCCTGACGGCAAGCGGGTGATCGTCACGCGACGCCACAAGGCGTAGCCACACCCCCTCCGAGTTCTCGCCCCGGTCACGCATTGTGAACGGCATGAGCGACGAACTTGCATCCAAGATCGACACGGTGGCGCAGGGGCCGGCGTCTGTCCGCACCGACGCGGGCGAAGTCGTCGCGCAGTCGATCCCCGACATGATCGAGGCCGACAAGTACCTCGCCGGCCGGAACGCTACAGCCGCCGGCAACGCTCACCGCGGGCTCCGGTTCAACAAGCTGATCCCGCCGGGGAGCGTCTGAATGGGGCTTGCCAACCTCATCCGTACCGGCCGCTGGTCGCCTCCGAAGAAGGCGATTCAGGTCGTCCGTCCGCTCGCACGGGCGCGGTTCGACGCCGCCCAGACCAGCGACGACAGCCGGCATTGGGCGAACGCCGACGCGCTGTCGGCGAACGCCGCTCTCACGCCGGAAGTCCGGCGGATCATCCGCAATCGAGCCCGGTACGAGCGGGCGAACAACGCCTACGTCCACGGGATTTGCATCACCAAGTCCAACGACCTCATCGGCACCGGCCCGCGAATCCAACTCAACACCGGCAGCGTCGAAGCGGACCGCGCTATCGGCCGGGCGTTTTTTGATTGGTCGTGGTCTATCCGCCTGGCCGACAAGCTCCGCACGTCCACCGAGGCTCGCGTCCTTGACGGCGAAGCGTTCGCGCTGTTCTTCACCAATCCCCGGCTCGACCCGCGCGGCGTGCAGCTCGACTTGCGGCTGATCGAAGCCGACCAAGTCGCCTCGCCGGCGTACGACTATCAGCAGACGATCTCGCCCGACGGCTCGCTCGTGGACGGTGTCGAACTGGACCGCCACGGCAACGTGATCGCGTACCACGTTCTTACGTCGCACCCCGGCTCCAACTTCCTCATCGGGATCAACGAGTACGACACGATCGTCGCCGAGAACATGCTTCACTGGTTCCGGCCGACCCGGCCGGGCCAGCACCGGGGGCTCTCGGAACTGACGCCGTGCCTGCGTCTGACGGCGAACATGCGGCGCTACACCGAGGCCGTGATCCGGGCCGCCGAGATCGCCGCCGACCTCGCAGCGTTCGTCCACTCGAACTCGCCGGCCGCCCAGGTGGACGAGGTTGACCCGTTCGCCGCGATCGAGATCGAGAAGGGCACGCTGACGACGCTGCCCGAGGGCTGGGATATCTCCCAACTCAAGGCCGAACAGCCGACCAACACGCACCAAGCCTTCACGCGGACGATCTTGAGCGAGATCGCTCGGGGAGTGAATCTGCCGTATTACAAGGCCGCCTTCGACGCAAGCTCATACAACTACTCGTCGGCCCGCTTGGACGGTCAGCTTCATGAACAGAACGTCCGCGTCGAGCGGGACGAACTCGAGCGGGCGTGGCTCGACCGCATCTTCCGCGAGTGGCTCGACGAAGCTTTGCTCGTCCCCGGCATGATTCCCGCCGGCCTGCCGCCCGCGTCCGAGTGGAATTGGGCGTGGGTGTGGGACGGACGCGAAGGCGTCGATCCCAACAAAGAGGCCAACGCCACCGAGACGAAGTTGGCGACGCTCACGACGAGCCTCGCCGCCGAGTACGCCCGCCAGGGAAAGCAATGGGATGTCGAGCTTCGGCAGATCGCTGCCGAGCGGCAGCTCATGGCGGAATTGAATCTGTCGATCGGCAACCGGCCGTCGCAGGTCGTCGTCCCCCAGGCGGAAGCCGTGGCCGCCGCCGGCGAGCCCAGCGTAATCGCTGAAGAGTCCTACAAGCCGACGGCGGAGATGGCCGACGAGGCCGAACGTGGCCTCGCCTGGCGTCGTGAGTTCAACCGCGGCGGCACCGAGATCGGCGTGGCCCGTGCCCGCGACATCGCCAACGGTCGGCCGCTGTCGCTCGACACCGTCAAGCGGATGGCGAGCTACTTCGCCCGGCACGAAGTTGACAAGCAGGGCGAAGGCTGGAGCCCCGGCGAGGACGGCTATCCGTCCGCCGGCCGTATTGCCTGGGCGCTATGGGGCGGCGATCCCGGCCGCACGTTTGCCAATTCGATCACCGAGGAGGCCAACGCATGAGCAACCTTTTGCTTCGTGCCGATGTGCGATTCCTGACCGCCGACGCTTACGGCGAGGCTGAAAGTCTATCGACGCCGCGGATTCCGCGGTTCTCGATGGTGGGCTACACCGGCGGCATCATCCGCCAGGCGTGGAGCCGCGAGCCGGTCGTGATCGACCTCGCCGGCATGACCGTGCCGTCGGTGATCCCGATCGTATTCGGCCACGACTACGCCCTTGAGTCGGTCCTCGGTCAGGGAACCGGCACCGTCGGCGATCAGCTCGTCATCGACGGGTCGATCCTCGCTCAATGCGAAGCGGCCATGCAGGTCGTGCAGCTCGGCGACCGCGGCTACCAGTGGCAAGCCTCGGTGGGGGCCGACGTGGACGAGCAGTCGCTCGTCGCGGCCGGCGACACCGTCACCGTCAACGGCCGGATCTTCGAGGGTCCGGTGCGAATCGTAACGCGCTCCACGCTGCGGGAGTGCTCGTTTGTCACCTTGGGGGCCGACGCAGCGACGGCCGTAGTCATTACCGCCAGTTCGGCGGGGGAGTCTCCTATGAACGACGAGACGAAGGCCGCCGACGGGATGCCGACGGGGCCAGCGCAGAGCGAAGATTACGGCGGCGCAATGCCGACCGGACCCAGCGACGTGGCGAGTGCCGCGCCGAAGATCGACGTGCAGTCGATTCGCGAGCAGATCGTGGCCGAGGTGAAGATCGAGCTGCTCCAGTCGCTCCGCGACGGGCGCGGCCCGGCCATTCACGCCAGCAAGCCGGCGCTCGACGACGATCAGGTCACGATCGCCGCCATGCAGATGGTCGGCGGGCTCGGCAAGCAGATCGAAGCCAAGCACGGCGATTCGCCGATGGTCGAGGCCGCTGCCAAGCGGTCCCGCACGATCGGCCTGCAAGACGTGCTTCTCAGCGCGGCTCGCAAAGGTGGCTACGACGGCGCTCACAAGGTCACGGCGTCGAATATCGCGGTGGTGCTGCGGGCGGCTTTTGCTACCCACAACATCTCCAACATCCTCGCCGCGACCTACGGCAAGTATATGCTGACGGGGTTTGAGGCTGTCGAGTCGGTCTGGGATCAGATTAGCCTGATCCGACCGCTCAACGATCTCAAGGCCGCGACCGGGGTTCGCCTCGACGGTGGGTTCGTGTTCGACGAAGTCGCGAACGACGGAAAGCTGAAGTCGGCCGATGCCGGCGACGCTGCCCGGACGCTCCAGGCGAAGACGTACGGTCGCATGTCGTCTATATCGAGGGCTGACATCATCAACGACGACCTCGGGGCTCTGACGGCGGTTCCTCGCCGGCTCGGTCGCGGTGCCGCTCTGAAGTTCAACTCCGTCTTCTGGACGGCGTTCGAGCTGTCGAACTCGAGCTACTTCCAGGGTGCGACGGCAGGTGCCGGCAACGCTCTGGCGATCGGCTCGGTCGAGACGGCTTACGGTGCGTATCGGTCCCTCACCGACCCGGATTCGATTCCCCTCGGCATCACGCCGAAGATCCTGCTCGTGCCAGTGGGGCTGCGGATCACTGCCGACAAGATCCAGACGGGCAACACGCTTCTGGCGTCGTCGCTCGGCTCGACTTCCGGCAAGGTGCTCGAGCCCCAGGCGAACGTGCTCGCCGGGAAGTTCACGATCGTCGATTCGGCATACCTCACCTCGTCTTCGACGTGGTGGCTGCTGGCCGACCCGGCGGATCTCCCGACGATGGAGGTGGGCTTCCTCAACGGTCAGCGTCAGCCGACGGTCGAGCAGGCGGAGGCCGACTTTGACACGCTCGGCATCCAGGTTCGCGGCTACTTCGATTTCGGCGTGAGCAAGGCCGAGAGCCGCGCTTGCTACCGCATGGCGACTGCCTGATCCGAGCCAGCGTAATCCGTACCCGGCGGGCCTGGGATGTCCAGGCCCGCCGGGGTGACGCTCCAACAAATCATTCACAGTAGAGGTTCAGAATCATGGCAACGTTCAAGAGCGAGAGCGGCGTCTGGGATTACACCCCGACAACCGCGAAGACGGTCGGCGAGGTGGTCATTCTTGGCAAGGTCGTCGGCGTCGTCTGCCGGCCGATCGCGGCTAGCACTAAGGGTGCGGTTACCACGAAGGGCGTGTTCACCTTCGACAAGGTCACCGGCGGGGCGCTCACGGCCGGTGCCGTGGCCTACCTTCACTCCAATTTGAAGGTGACCGGTTCCGCGACCACGACCGGCATCGCTGGCATCGTGGCTGTCGACGCGGCTGCCGGCGACACGACCGTCGATGTCGAGCTGAACGCTGGCTCGATGTTCGACCTGAACGCTACCGGCCCCGCCTGACGTTTATCCCGCAAGCCGCCGGCGGTCGCTCCTCCTCGAGCACCGCCGGCGGTCTTGTGTCTCTGAGGTGACCGATGGCCGACATGCTCTCCGACGGTGCCGCGTGGATGGCCGACCAGCTCGCTGCGTCGGCGTCGATAACCGTCGCCTACAAGCGGGGGGCAAACTCGTCGCAATGTCTGGCGACGATCGGCAAGAGCACATTTGAATCGTCGGGCCAGAACGGTGTCACAGAGCAGTGGGAGTCACGGGACTACATCGTCAAGACGGCGGATCTGCCGTACGGGCAGCCGCTGCGTGGCGACCTGATCGTCGAGGACATCGGCGGAACGTCGGTTTTCTATGAGGTGACCGCGCCGAGGGGCGTGCCGCTTTTCCATTACGGGGATGCGTTTCAGAATCTTGTCCGCGTCCACACCAAGCAATCGGACAAGGATCAGACGTACATCATCACCGACCAGGGCGAAGAGATCGTCGTGCCGCTCACCGCTCAAGGTTGACACATGCCGCTCTTCAAACGTGTCGATCAGTTGCCAGCGGCGACCGGCGTTACCGGCACGGACTTTTTGATCCTCTCGCGGCCGTCCGGCCCGACGGGAACGGTCGGCACGCGGGCGGTGACGATCTCACAGATCCTCGCCCTCGCCACCGGAGCTAGCGGCAGCGTCGGAGCCACCGGCCCCACCGGCAGCTCTGGAGCGGCGTCGACGGTGACCGGGCCGACAGGCGTGGCCGGCGTGGCCGGGGCGGCCGGGAGCAACGGCGCGGCCGGGGCGACGGGGCCGACTGGCAGCAACGGCGCGGCTTCGACGGTCACGGGGCCGACCGGCGCGGCGGGAGCCGCGGGCAGCAACGGCACGAACGGCACGAACGGCAGCGCGGGT